GTGCTGGAACTTGTCTTGCGAAAAAATACGGGAAGTAAGTTTTGGTTGGATTGCTAAGCCCATCTGACTACGCTGGTTATGCTGACGAGGGTCGCAGGCTTGCCGTTGACGTGCCGAATGTCACGCCGATGGACGCGGCTCGCTTTATAGCTGAGGCCACGCCGATCATTGGCGACGCGATGGCAGCCAAGGAGATTTACAACGAGGCCACGTCAGAGAACCCTAACTGGGCGATGGTTGGCGCACTTGGCGGTGCGGCTGTGTTGGGTTTATTCCCCGGCATAGGTGACGCGGCTGCGAAGGCTGTTAAGTCTGGTGCGCGTGGCTTGCTGGATACGGCGAAGCGCGTTGAGGTTGATCCTAATAATTTGCAATTAAAGCCAGAAACGCCTCCTTTGCTTGTCGCGGGTCGAGGCATTGGGGACAATGGAGGCCCGGCATTAAATAGTTTGTCTCCAGCGCAAGAAATCTCTAACTTACTGGCGTCTGGTCGTGCTGACGAAGTGACCGACGAAATGCTTAGCAAGCTGACGCCTAACGATAATATGGAATTGTTTGAGCTTTATCAAAGCGGAGCCACTGGCATGGACTTGCCTATGGACGAGGCATCACGGATGGCGCGAGCTGAAGCTATGTTTCCTAGAGATGGTTATCACGGGACAAACGCAGACATAAAGGGCTTTCAAGGCAATGTTTTTTCGTCAGATAACCCAACACTTTCTAGTACTTATGCTAGGGGTTCAGCTGATGCTCAAATTTATCCACTTCGGCTTGGAAGTAAACTTGGTGACACGGTGGTTGAGGGCGGCGGCGTAAATTGGAGCCAGCTTGATATAGGAGACGTAAAAGACCCAGCTGTAGCCGAGTGGCTTGATTGGGCGGAAGGCCAGAAAATATCAACGCGAGAAATTGAGCAAGCTGCTATTCGTGAAGGGCGCAGCGGTGTTCAGTTTAAAGACATTAATGACACTGGCCCCGGCTTCAATTCCAACCAATTTAAAAACTTAGGCTACACAAAAGAGCAAGAGCGCGCATTGCAAAAGCAGTATATGGAGGATTTGTCTAAGCCCTCAAATGTAGATGTTAGATTGTCGCCTAATTTAGTTCGCTCCAAATTTGCCCGCTTTGACCCACGCCTGTCTCACTTAAAAGACCTGTCGGCGGCAATGGCATCTGTTCCCGGCGGCTTACTAGCCTTACAAGAAATGCAAAAACGTGCTAATGAAGAGCAACAAAGGCAAGGACTGTTACAGTAATGGCAATCACAACTTACGCAGAGCTGCAATCAGCCATCACGGATTTTCTTAACCGTGATGACTTGGCTGCTATTGCGCCGACTTTCATCTCGATGGCGGAAGCTGACATGCAGCGTCAAGTCCGTCACTGGCGTCAAGAGAAGCGCAGCACTGCTGAGCTTGATACGCAGTATAGCGCCATCCCGGCTGACTTTCTTGAGGATATTCGGTTTTACATCACTTCGGGCGATACTAGACCGTTGGAGAAGATCAGCCAGTTTGAGCTGCTTGACCGCAAGTTTCGCAATCTTAACACCAGCGGCCAGCCTGCATACTATGCTTTGACTGCTGGCGAAATTGAAGTTTACCCTGTGCCAGATGGAACATACACAGCTGAGTTGTATTATTACTCTGAGATTGAGGCGCTGTCTGACAGCAACACGTCAAACTGGATGTTGCAGTATTTCCCCGACGCATACTTGTACGGCTCGCTGATACATTCTGCGCCGTATTTGAAGGATGATTCGCGTTTGCAAATTTGGGCGGCTTTGTATCAAAGTGCGATTGATGCTATAAACTTGTCAAGTGATGCAGCAAAATATGGCGGATCAGGCCGCCGCATGAAAATAAGGGCGTACTAACATGAGCTTATCCAATACCTTCGAGACGCACACACTAAACTATTTGTTTACGGCTACGTCAGTCACGCGGCCAACTGCTTGGTATGTTGCGTTGTTTACCAGCAATCCAGATGAGGATGCGTCAGGCACGGAAGTATCCGGCGGCGCATACGCTCGGCAGTCTGTTGCGTTTACTGTGTCTGGCAACACTGCGTCAAACTCAGCTGCGATTGAGTTTCCGACTGCGACTGCTCCGTATGGCACGGTCACGCACATCGGCGTGTTTGATGCGTCGTCTGGCGGCAACTTGATTGCGTATGCTGCGCTAACAACCAGCAAGGCAATTGACACGGGCGACGTGATGCGCATTCCTGCATCTGACCTTGACGTGACTATGGACTAAGCCAATGGCTGACACCACATACAGGACTGGCTTTGGCACTGGTGCATTCGGTGTCAGGGCTTACGGCGTTGATGGTGTTTTAAAAGACGGTGAAGCCATTGTTATTGGCGTCACCTCGACTGCGGCAGCGAATGTTCGCGTTAGGCTTTCCGGGTCTATTGTTGCATCCAGCTCCAGCAACACGTCAGACGCCACAAGAGTGCGCGAAGTCAGCGCGTCTGCCTCAGTGTCAGCGAGCAGCACTTCCGCAGCCCAGCGCGTCCGTGAGAGCGCCTCAAACGTATCTGCAAGTGCAACGGGTGCTGCATCGGTTGAGCGCGTGCGTGAGCAGAGCGCAGCATCGAGCATTGCCGCGAGCAACACGGCGGCTTGCGAGAGAGTGCGTGAGCAAAGCGCGGCGGCAGCGTCCAGCGCGTCAGCAAGCGCAAACGCAATTACAATTGTCAGCGCTGCCTCAACTATATCTGCCGTTACTACAAATGTTGTAACGGTTAACCGCGTTCAGTTTAGCGGTGCTTTGATTAGTGCTGTCAGTAGTATTACTTGTAATGCTATTGAAAAGTGGGAGCCTTTGCCCGGCACGGCTGAAGTGTGGACGGAGGTTGATCCTGCGTCTGAAATATGGCAAGGTGCATCTAACGCAACCGAAAGCTGGTCTGCGGTTTCCCCTGACAATTCAGAATGGACACCAGCCCCGGCTACAGGTGAAACATGGGCTGACGCCGCATAGGCTAACGCCGAACAGGAGAATATCATGGCTGATACAACCACCACAACGCTAGGTTTAACCAAACCAGAGGTCGGCGCTTCCGAGGATACTTGGGGCGAAAAAATCAATACTAACTTTGACTTAGTAGACGACGCGCTTGATGGAACAACGGCTGTATCACTTGACATTAACGGTGGCACAATTGACGGCGCAGTAATCGGCGGTGCAACGCCTGCTGCTGGCACGTTTACAACGCTGACTGCAAACACAAGCCTTGGCGGCACTTTGTCTACGGCTGCGCAGCCAAACGTGACATCTGTTGGCACGCTGACGGGCTTAACGGTTAGCGCCAGTGCATCTTTAGCAGGCGCAAGCACCTCCGCAGACATTACCTTCGGCGACAACGACAAGGCCATCTTTGGTGCTGGCAGTGATTTGCAGATTTATCACGATGGTAGCAATAGTTATGTTGAGGACACCGCAACAGGTAGTCTTGTTTTAAAGGGTGCTAATGTTCTTGTTAGAGATACTTCTGACAACGACATTATGAAAGCCAATGACGGTGGATCGGCTGTTTTATTTTACGCAGGTGACAATAAAATCGCCACCACCTCCAGCGGAATTGACGTAACTGGCACAGTGACGGCTGATGGGCTGACTGTGGAGGGTTCTGACCCAGTTATTTTGCAGCATAGTGCTACTGGACCAACATTAAGGTTTAATAATATTGACCAAACTGTTGCTGATGATCAACAATTAGCGCGTGTAGAATTTAGCACTGATGACGCTGGTGTAGAAAAAGATGAAGCATACTTACAGCTAACGGCTGATGGTAATGCTGGTGCATCTTTTTTTGATATTATGACTGGTGATGGTACGCCGACTAAAACAGCACGTTTTAGTAACAACGGCGACATTAGCTTCTACGAGGACACAGGCACGACACCAAAGTTCTTCTGGGATGCGAGTGCGGAGAGCTTGGGCATTGGGACGAGTTCGCCTAGTGATGACCTTGAAATAAGCACAAGTGCAGATGCTAAAGGGCTTACAATTAAGAATGCTGGCAATAATAGGCCATATTTAAATTTTGATTCTAATAGAAGTGGTGCAGGGAACAATCTAGCACAGCTTAACTTCAAGTGGAACGGAGCCGATGTTGCTAGGATTATAGCCGTAGCAGGGTCAGACACAACTAATAAAGATGATGGTCATATAACTTTTAACACTTCTTCATCAGGTAGTGTAGAAGAACGCATGCGCATCGACTCATCGGGCAACCTGCTTGTGGGGACTACGAGCAATTCTCCCACAACTACAGCAGGTATTAATCTTGGCTCCAACAACAAGCTGCACGCAACCCGTAGTTCTGGTACGTCTGGTTACTTTAATCGCTTAACTTCAGATGGCGGCATTGTGGAGTTCGCCAAAGACGGCTCCACGGTGGGGAGTATTGATAGTGTTGCTGGTAGTGGAGGAGCCACTCAGGGGAAATTAAGAATAGGAACTGTTGATACTAAAATTCTTTTTGATGATGGTTTTGACGAAATATACCCTAACCAAAATGGGGTTACTACTTTAGGTGACCCAGGTGCAAGGTTCAAAGACCTCTACCTCTCTGGCGGTGTCTTCCTTGGCGGGGTAGGGTCGTCCAATAAGTTGGACGATTATGAAGAGGGGACTTGGACGCCTACATTGGTAGCAACAACTACAGATTTTGATAGTGTTACATACGATGGTGCAATAACGAGAGGCGTATATACTAAGGTTGGAAACATAGTAACTGTTACTGGTTCTTTAATGACCGACGCCGTGACAGTTGGCTCGGCCGCTGGCAGTATTGCAATAGCTGGACTGCCTTTTACTTCTGACGGTAATTATTCCACTGCTGGCTCAGTTGCACAAACGTTAGATTGGGCTGGAGAAGAACCTAGTGAGGCATTAATTTTTAACGGCCAAAATAAAATTAGCTTGTTTTATAAATCGGCCTCCGATGGAGATTCAGTGGCTTTGGCAGTTGCTGATGTTGGAGGTGGCGGGAATGACAATCGTGTTTACGTTACCGTTACATATCGTGTTGCTTAATTACCCCGCACCATAGGGGTGGACAGTCCAACCATCACAGGAGATAAACGATGGCACTATCAGAACGCACAGAACAGGATAAGATTGAGATAGTTTCGGCTCATAAATTTATCCAAATACGCACAGCCACAGTCATTGAACGTGATGGCGTAGAGATCAGCCGATCATTCTCACGCCATGTTGTTGCACCAGATGCAGACATCACAGGCGAAAGCGCAGAGGTACAAGCCATCTGTGCAGCCGTACACACACAAGCGGTTAAGGATGCTTACGCCGCCCATATAGCCGCACAGGAGGTTTAACCCATGGCCGTAACTTACACTTGGACTATCCCCACTTGCGAACACGACATCGCAACGGGTGGAATTAACGTAGTACACTGGCGCTGCACAGGCGTTGACGGAGATCACTCTGCGTCATCCTATGGCACAGTGGGCTTAACACCTGACCCATCTGCCGCTGACTTCGTTGCGTATGCTGACGTGACTGAAGCACAAGCGCAGGGCTGGGTCTGGGCCAGCGTATCACAGGATGATACGGAAGCTGCTATCGCTGCACAGATTGATGCGATGGCAAACCCAACCGCTGCCTCGGGAACACCTTGGGCTGCTTAACTTAACTTAAAAGGAGATCACTATGACTGAAGACAAAAAGGTCATTACGATTGACGACATCGAGTACACAGAAGACCAACTGTCAGACGAGGCGAAGGTGTGCATAAATCACATTGGCTCTCTGGATCAAAAGATTGGTTCAGCGCAGTTTAACCTGACGCAGCTTCAAGGTGGTCGTGAGTTCTTCATGGCTAGGCTGAAGGCTGCTTTGGAAGCACCAGCGGAAGACGAAGCTGAATAGCTCGCACAACATAACGCAACTGGCCAGCTATATGCTGGCCTTTTGCATATTTGGTACAATGTGCTATATTGGCCGCAATGCGTTTTCCGAGAGGCGACAATGGCTTTAATTGATCTAAACATTCCAGCTGGCGTCTATCGCAACGGCACTGACTTGCAGAGTATGGGCCGTTGGCGTGATGCAAGCCTTATTCGCTGGCATGACGGCGTTATGCGTCCGGTAGGCGGGTGGCGCACGCGCAACAACAACGCTGCAAACGCAAGCATACGCGGCATAACTACTTGGAACACAAATAGCAGCGACCGCTGGATTGCCGCTGGCACATACAACAAACTTTATGCTTGGGCCGAGACTGGCGTTCAATATGACATTACCCCGGTTGGATTAACTGCTGGGCGTGAGGACGCAATATCTTTCACAGGCTACGGCGGCGCGGAGTTTGGCGCATACGCATACGGCATTGCCCGGCCTGACACAGTTCGCATTCAGCCAGCGACCAGCTGGGATTTGGAAACGTGGGGCGAATACTTGCTGGCGTGCAACGAGGACGATGGCAAGATTTACGAATGGCAGCTCGCCACAGGCACGCCCGCTGCGGTGTTGTCTAACGCGCCGACAAGTAATCTTGGTTGCGTTGTAACTGAAGAGCGCTTTTTGTTTGCGCTTGGCGCGGGCGGCAACCCTCGCAAAGTGCAGTGGTCTGACCGTGAGGATAACAATTCATGGACGCCAGCCGCTACAAACGAGGCGGGTGATCTTGAGCTAAACACGTCTGGCGCATTGATGAAGGGCTTGACTGTTGCTGGTCAAACCTTGCTTTTGACAACGCGCGATGCCCACGTTGCTAACTACATTGGCCCGCCATACGTTTACGGCATTGAGCGCGTTGGCACGTCCTGCGGGCTTGCAGCAAAACAGGCTGCCGTTGTTGTGGATGCGGGTGCATTCTGGATGGGCGTTAATTCGTTTTATCTGTATCAGGGTGGGCAGGTTCAGGAGTTACCCTGCGACGTGTCAGATTATGTCTTCAACGACATCAACCGTGGCCAGATCAGTAAATCGTTTGGAATGTCTAATTCCATGTTTGGTGAGATTACTTGGTTTTACCCAAGCGCGGCATCAACGGAAAACAATCGCTATGTGACGTTTAATTACACAGAAAACACATGGTACATTGGCGAGCTGGCCCGCACAGCTGGCGTTGACCGCAGCGCATTCCGCCAGCCAATGATGGCTGATCCAGCGGATTACAAGATTTACGAGCATGAGATTGGCTTTGATTACGGTGCGTTGACACCTTACGCCGAGACAGGTCCGTTCCGCATTGGCGCTGGGGATCAAGTTATGAGCGTGACTGAGCTTCTGCCGGATGAAAAGTCGCAAGGTGACGTAAATGCCGTCTTTAAGACGCGCTTTTACCCGAATGGCACTGAGCGGTCATACGGGCCTTACTCCATGAGCAACCCGACATCTGTGCGGTTTACCGGGCGTCAAGTGCGGATGCGCGTTGAGGGTCAGCGCTTATCTGATTGGCGCGTTGGCATTAATCGTCTTGAAGCTGTTGGCGGTGGCCGTCGATGACGCAGCAAAACCGTCCACCAGAGCCGCGAGATAAGGACTGGCAGACGTGGGGTCGGCGCATGATGTCGTACCTCTCGCAAACCCGTTCTGCGCTGGTTCAGCAGACTGGCGACGAAAGCGCTGCCGATGATGGCACGTTGATGTGGGACAGAGAAAACTTGTATCCTGTCGTGAGTAAGAACGGCGCGTGGGTTCAGGTTGTGTTAGAGGACGGCAATGCCAGCGGCTCAATTACAACTGACCAAACAGCTGTTGCGATAAACACAGCGTACGCTTTAACGTACACTTTATCATCATCTGATGGCATTACTAGCGGCACACCAGCCTCGCGCTTGGTGTTTGAGGAAGCTGGCGAGTACATGGTTAGCTTTTCAGCGCAGATTGCGTCCACATCCGGTTCAACTGTAAACTTCTGGTTTTGGCCTCGCGTCAACGGAGTTGACCTTGCGGGTTCGACTATGAAAAACGCTTTACATCAAAATGGCGCAACTCTTGTGGTTAGCCGATCTGCAATACTTAACCTTTCCGCTGGAGATTACTTGGAAGCTATGTGGGCCGTTGACAGCACCAGCGGTTTTCTTGATGCAACTGCGGCAACTGCATTTGCACCCGCAGCACCAGCGTCCACTATTGCAATAACGAGGTTGCACGGATGAGTGAAGAACTAGCGCGCTGCAAGCCTTGGATTGAGGCAGCTTTAAGCTACAGCGGTGGCACTCATAACTTTGAGGATGTGGTTGTTGGCTTGCAAAAGGGTACGATGCAGTTGTGGCCAACGCCAAAGGGGTGCATAGTAACTGAAATCGTGGTATATCCGCGAAAGAAAGTTTTAAACGTGTTCCTTGGCGGCGGTGAATTGGAGCAAATTTTGGATATGCACAACGATGTGATAGAGTGGGCAAAAGCGCAAGGATGCGCGGCCCTAACCATGACTGGTCGCTTTGGCTGGAAAAAACCATTGGCGAAGCACGGTTGGAAGCCACTGCACACGTCCTATGTTAAGGAGTTTGAATAATGTCAAAAGGTGGATCAACCTCTTCAACAGTTGAAGTCCCAGAGTACATTGAGAAAGCGGCGCGGCGCAATCTGACCGAAGCTGATAAAATCAGAAGGTTGGGATTTATCCCTGAGTATGGCCCAACCGTTGCTGCGTTTACTCCTATGCAGGAAGCTGCGTTTCAAGGCACGGCACAAGCAGCTGGCGCTTTTGGCCTGCCCGGTGGTGGAATGTCAATGCAAGATATTTCTGGTGGTATGCCAGCGCCAACGACATACGCAGGCGGTGTGCGTGGCTATTCTGCTCTGCCAATATATGAGCAAGCCCTTGAGGCTTTTGGGCAAGCTCGCCCCGGACAAAAGAGATATGCAGAAAGTTTCTTTATTGACCCAGTTACAGGCCTTCCCGGCTCAAACATGCAAGCTCCAGTTGATTACACCGTAGCGTCCACTCCGGGTGATTTGGGTGGGATTAGCGCTGGTGGTGGAGACGACCCTTATTTTCCACCTGTCACTCCACCTGTCACTCCACCTGTCACTCCACCTGTCACTCCACCTGTTGTTACACCGGTTGTTACACCGGTTGCTCCCGGCCCGGTTTACGGAGGAGTGCCTACATCACCTACCGAAGGCGCTGTTTTCACGTCAACTGATTTTAGCGGCGAAGAAACGCCTTATACAATAGTAACCCCCACAGATGTACGTCCGCCGGGATATGTTGACAATACGCCCTCAACTTTCCCAGAGGTGCGTGAGTACTATGATTCGAGTCCACTGAACCCTTCGGCCCCAGCTGTATTAAAGTTTGACGATGGCACGTCAGTTGACTTGGGCTATGACCTTGGCCCGTCCGTTGCAGGCGGCCGAGGAACAATTGTGCCGGGTCAAACTACAGACATAGGTCTATTCACTGGCGGCGGCGCTGACGGAGTTGGCAACTTTGGCCAAGTGGGCGACTTCTTCGGAGGCATTGGTGACGCGCTCGGCATTACAGATTACAGCGGAACTGGCGGGGGCCTTCTTGGCGGATTGAACGTAACGGGTCCACCAGTGGAAAATAAAGTTACCTCATACTCCCACGCAACGGACAATGACAGACCTGCTGGGCCGGGCGACACTGGCTACGAGCAAGCGCAACTTTTGGACAGTCTTCAGAGCGGTGAAACCGGGATTATATACAAAGACGACCGTCGAGAAGTTTATTTAGATGGGGTTTTAATCGGCAAACCCAAGCGCGCCGATGAGGCAAGAGAAATGCTGGCCAAGGCGAAAGAGGAAAAAGCAGCGGCTTCCCAGCCTTTGCAGCCCTCCAGCCCTCAACCGCCTCCCCCGCCTCCCCTGCCTCCCTCGCTTCCCTCGCCTCCCCGGCAGCCTACCTCTACAGGCATGGAAGTAAGAGCGCTATCGAATGGCACTGAATACTATGTTGACGCCGCAGGCAACTTCGCAGGTTTGAAATGATTATGACACATGAGTTAAGAGCTAAAATAAGGAAAGGCGTGTAAAATGGCAGGCGGAACAGGAATGCCTACAAGCGCACTAGGCGCAGCAGCAGGCGCAGCATTAGGTGGTAGTGGAACACCCGTTACGACAGAGGCTATGCCCGCAGGCGGCAAAGGCGGCATAAGCAATGTCCAGCCAGCAGCTGCCCCAACGGTCCAGCCAGCTCAAGCAGTCGCGCAACCTGCGGCTACTTACCAGCCAGCTGTAATGCCTCAACAGCAGGGCTTTAACGTAAACCAAGCATCCGCAAGCGCATTGCAAGGCGCGCTTGGCTCAACACAGAAAGCCATGCAAGACCCGCTAAATGTCGGAGCGTACGCAAACCCGTACACCAGCGCAGTCATTGACCGCACTCAGCAAGACATTGAGCGGCAACGTCAGATGGCAATGAACACGCTTGGCGCGCAGGCAACTGCGGCCAACGCATTCGGCGGGTCTCGCCAAGGTGTTGCTGAAGGCGTTATGGCTGGCGAATATGGCCGCATGGCTGGAGACATGGCGGCGCAGCAGCGTCAGCAAAACTACAGCCAAGCGTTGCAGGCTGCGATGTCTGACCGTCAGGCTCGCCTTGCCGCTGCGTCTCAAATGGGTCAACTCGGCCAGCAGGCGTTTGGCACAAGCCAAGCAATCCAGCAGCAGCAAGCCCAGCAGGGTCTGTTGCAGCAAGGCATCCAGCAAGCACTTATCGACGCGGCGAGACAGCAATACGCTGGATATACTGGTGCGCCAGCTCAATCCCTTCAAGCACCGCTGGCTGCGCTTGGGATTGCGCAGCAAGGTGGGGCATCAACAACGACGAAAAGCGCAAACCCCGGCTTGTTTAGCTACCTTCAGATACCGGGGTTATTTATGTAATGCCACAAGGTTTCATCCCACTATCAAAGCAAATGGACTTTCTCTGGAATGAAGTGCAGGGAAAGGAAAAATCTGGCTTCGGCAAGTTCCTTACAGCCAATGCGTCTTCGCCAGAAGACTACGCAACCTTGTGGGATAAATACTATGAGCGTTCCGGCGGTGCTGGCGATGAAAAGGCTCGCAACTACGCAAGCAGCGTTTACGCAGCAATGGCCGATGGCACATCCAACGAGGCTTTAATATCGCCAAACGCCAAGTTCGCCTACGGATACTTGACGCAGAAGGGCTTAACTCCGCAGCAAGCCGCCGGCATCACTGGCCGCCTGATGGCTGAGAGTTATGAGGATATGAACCCAGACGCACGCAACACTCTTGCCGGCGGTCAAGGCACATATGGCGTTGCGCAGTGGCGTGGTTCTCGCTTGCAGGATTTGGCCGACTTCACTGGCGTTGACATTGGCGACATAACATCACTGCCCGCGACCAAACCCGGCGGCGGTTTACTTACAAGCAATCAAGGGGGTCAAGACATGGCCATTTCTAATAAGCCTCCATATATGATGGGCGGCGAGCAAACTTACAATGCACCCAACATGCGTCAACCAGCGGCACAGCAAGCTCAGCAGGGCGGGATGCGTGGGCTTCTGTCAACGCTGAAAGATGCGGCAACGGCTGTTGACCCCAATACTGGGCTGACAGGTTATCAGCGGTTTGCCCGTGCGCTTGATCCACTGATTATGCCGGAGATGCGCGCTGGCGCAGCGATTGAAAAGCAGGGTGCAGCTAGGGTTGCGGCAGACCGGAGAAATAAGACCGCAGACTATTTAGAGAAAATATCACCAGACGCAGCGGCTCTTTTGCGTGAGGGCTTCTTGTCTCCATCTGACGCGCTTAGAATATCAAGCGACAACAGAATGAAGGCAATGGCCAAGTCTGCTGGTGATGCGTTTCGGGCTGGGAATATGCAGGAGGCAATGGCTATATTAACTGAAATGTCGCCTACTGCGATGGGGCAGCAAATTGCGGCGCAAGCAATGAAGCCACCAAGCGAAGTTATGGGTGGGGGCAAATACACAGTCACTTATCCAGAAGGCAGGTCTGGCGAGCCAGTGATAACGGTGAACGAGGATGTTGTCGCGGCAGAGCAGCGCATTCGCCAAGCTGAGCTTGAGCAACAGCGCGCTGCTGCTGGATTGCCAAGCGACGCTCGCAAAGCCGAAGAAGCAGATTTTGAGGCAATATCGTCGTTAGATAATATTATTCAGGACATTGGCGGGATTGTTGATGACTTTGGATACAACGCCGAAACTGGCGAATTTACTGGCCCCCTAAATATAGGCTTGGGCGGGTTTATAGAAGGAGCATTTGGCTCAATTGGCGTTGGAGGCAAGGGCGCAGTTGAGACCGCAAAAGCGCGAGAGGAATTTGATAGGTTCAAGACTAGGCTAATTGCAGAAAGTTTGAGATTGAACGCTGGTGTGCAGACAGATGGCGACGCGAAGCGAGCCGCCGCGGAGCTTGGAGATGCTAAGACCGAGGCCACTGCATACGCTGCAATTCAAGAGCTTTTGAAAATAAATCAGCGGGCAAGGTCAGCAAGGGAGGCAGCCATCATTCGCCGAAGAGAGAGATTTAAGGTTTCGGGGGTAGATGTACCCGAGCCAGCGGCGGCTCCAGACCTTGGTTGGAGGGTTAAATAATGTTTATTGAAATTGACGGAATTGGCGACGTTGAAGTTGACGATGAATTTGCAAATTTAACGCCCGCTGAGCAAAACGCTTTTGTTGAGCGTATTAGGAGTCAGGTTGAGGCCGGGTCCGTGTCAAGTGACGCGCCCGCTGAAGCCCAGCCAGCGGAGAAACAAAGGCTACGATCCATAGCTCAAGGTGTAACGCTTGGTTTCGCTGATGAGCTTGAGGCCGCAATTCGCAACCCGCTTTCGGCTTTAGGGTCAGCGTTAGGTCTTTCGGAGGGTCAGGACTACAAAGAGCGGTTAGACATTGTTCGCAAGAAGCTAGAAAGCTATCGCACAGAAAACCCTCTGGAAGCGATGGCTTACGAAATGGGAGGTGCGGTACTTCCAGCCGTTGCCGGTGGCGTACTGACAGCTGGCACTGGCACAGCCGCCGTTGGCGCTTCCACGGCAGCCAGACTTGCGCCAACCCTCGCACGCGCCGCAAAGGTGGGAGCGGTTGAGGGTGGCATTGCAGGCTTTGGCGCGGGTGAGGGAGGCTTTACTGAGCGGGCAAAAACTGCTGCCACTGGCGCAGCACTTGGCGGAACGCTCGGCGCCGCTGTTCCGGTCGCTGGCCAGAAGGTTGGTCAAGTTGGCCGAAGGGCCATGGACGCACTTGGCGTTGGTGGTGAAAAGCGCGCACAAACCTTTTCTCAGCGCAAAATGCTTGAGGCTCTTGAGCGTGAAGGTATGACGCCAAGGGATGCGATGCGCCGACTTGATGAGGCTCGCAGGCTTGGAGTTGAGGATATTACACCAGCTGATTTGGGCGAAAATTTACGCGGAGCGGCTTGGCGCGCTCAGGCCACTCCGAGTGCTGGTCGGCAAGGTGTTCTTGAGCAATTTGCCGAGCGTCAGGCTGGTCAGGCGGAGCAAATATCTTCACGCGCTTCAGAAATGGCTGGAGTCCAAGGCGACACTGGCTTGGCGTATCTTGACGATCTTGCGCAAAAAGTTGAGGCAGAGGCTAGGCCCGCTTACCGTGCGGCTTATGAGGTTGAACTGAACGCAGCTCCATTTCAAGGTATGGCCAAAAGTAAAGTCGTAAAGGACGCATACAATAAAGCGGTTGAGCTTGCAGATATTGACCCGGACATTGACATCTCATCTATGCCAAAAGACTTGAGCAAATTCTTTGACGAGCAGATGGTTCCCGGCCAGCGTGTTTTTATGCCAACAGAGGTGGCGCACAATATAAAAAAGGGACTTGATGTATTAATTGATTCCGAGACCGACGCGCTTACTGGAAAAGTAACACAGCGTGGGCGCGCATTGACTAAATTGAAAAACTCTTGGAACGCAGAGATTGTTAATCAAAACGACGCATACAAAGTGGCAAATGCACAATTTGCAGACAAGGCCAAAATGAAGCGTGCCTATGACATTGGTTTTGACTTCAACAAAACTCCAGAGGAACGCCTTGCCAAGTCAGTTGGCGCAATGACCAAAGCTGAAAAGCAATCACTCCGCGTCGGCTTGATAAGCCAAGTTGAGGAGCTGGCGTCTAAAACTGGAGACGCAACAGACTTTGTTAAGACAATTTTCGGCACTCCTCGCCGACGCGCGGCACTTCGGCTAGCCTTTGATGACGCCAAGCAGTTTGATCGTTTTGAGCGGATGATGAAAATACAGGCCGACAAAATGAGAACGCAGCGCAAGGTATTTGGCGGTTCTGACACGGCTGAAAGGCTAATGCAGGGGGGAGATGCTGAAATTGACGCAAGCTCAGTTTTCGGCGTTGGGTCACAGCTTGGCATGGGGAATATTCCCGGCGCAGCAATGGCCGCAGGCTCTCAAATTGCTTCCAGAATGCAGGGCATGAACGAGAAGAGCGCTCAGGCAATGTCGCGGATGCTGTTTGAGCCTGATGCTGCGAAGCAAAGGCAGATGCTTGGTGGATTGCTTGGTCAACAAGAGATAGATGAGGCTATGCGGCGGCGAATGATCCAGCGTCCAGAGTTTTACTCTGGAATGATTGGCGGCATGAGCGGGCTTCTCGCTGGTGGTAGTGAATAAAGGACACGGCACATGGAACTTAAACCAAAATCACGCAGCGAAATTGAGGCCATTGTTCAGGACGCAATCTCAAGTGCAGTGGACTTCATTGAGAGTGAGATCAGCGATGACCGGATCAAGGCTCAGCGCTACTATGATGGCGAGGTTGACCTTGGCTATGAGGATGGACGCAGCAAGGTTGTAGCCACAAAAGTACGGGATACTGTACGTTCCGTGAAGCCAAGCCTGATGCGCATATTCCTCAGCACAGCCAAGCCCGTTGAATTTGTGCCGCGCGGTCCAGAGGACGTGGCGATGGCTGAGCAGGCCACTGAGTTTATGCACCACGAGTTTACCCGGCTCAACGGATACCGTGTCATCAGCGACGCCTTCCAAGATGCGCTGGTCAAAAAACAGGGTATCGTGAAGGCATACTGGATGACATATCCAGAGGCCGAGATTTTCACATTCACGGACTTATCCGACGATGAGTACACATATCTGGTGGACGATGACAACGTAACTGTGCTTGAGCATAGCGTTGAGATGGCAATCTCAATGGATCAGATGGGCATGGAAATTGAGCTGCCCGTCCATAGCGTAAAGCTAAGCCGCCAGAAAGAAATGGGCGAGCTGTGCATTGAGAGCGTCCCGCCGGAAGAGTTCTTCATCAACCGTGATGCACGCAGCTTTGACGATGCGTATATAGTTGCGCACCGCACAGACATGCGCGCTGGCGATTTGATCGCGATGGGCTACGATCCTGACGTTGTTCTCAAGCTAGATAGCTTGGAAAGCGGGTCAGAAATGACAGAGGCAGAGGTGTATGAGCGCCGTGGCTATGACATGGACACCTCTGACGATGATGAGCAAGACCCGGCGATGCGCAACGTCACTGTGACGGAAGCGTATATGCGCATTGATGCTGACGGAACTGGCGTGCCAATTCTGCACAAGCTCACATGCGGCGGCACTGCCTATGAGTTGCTGGACGTTGAGCCATGCGATGAGTTGCCGTTTGCCAAGTTTGAAATCGACCCAGAGCCACACACATTCTACGGCCGCTCACTGGCCGAGATTGTTATGGATGACCAAGACGCCGCCACATCTGTGCTGCGCTCCATCCTTGATAACGTGGCGATGACAAACAACCCTCGCCTTGGCATCGTTGAAGGCGCAGTTAATATTGACGACGTTTTAAACAACGAGATTGGCGCAATCGTGCGTATGCGCCAGCCCGGCTCAGTTCAAGAGTTGTCCGTTCCATTTACTGCCGGGCAGACACTTGGCGCGCTGACATACCTAGATGGCCTCGTAGAGAGCAAGACAGGCGTTTCCAGAGCATCAATGGGCCTCGACCCAGATGCAATGCAGTCAACCACAAAGGCTGCTGTGCAGGCCACTGTGCAGGCCGCAGCGGGTCAGGTTGAGGTTATGGTGCGCAACCTTGCTGATGGTATGCGTGATCTATTTGGCATCATGCTGCGCTTGATGAGCAAGAATGTTGACGAAGAGCAAATGATGCGGATGAATGGCTCGTTTGTGCCAGTTGACCCGCGCGTTTGGGATCAGTCAATGGACGTGAGCATTAACGTGGGCCTCGGCACTGGCCGTGAGGAAGAGAAGGCTATGGCTCTCAGCCAAGCCCTCCAGATGCAAACAATGGTTTATCAAAACTACGGCCCGATGAATGGTTTGGTCAGCTTAACTAATATCCGCAACACATTGGCAGATCAGCTGGCTGTGTCGGGCATACGCAACGCCGACCGCTACTTTGCACCAATCACGCCAGAGATTGAAATGCAGATGTTGCAGATGCAGCAACAAGCACAGGCCCAGCAGGGTCAGGCCGCTGATCCAAACGCTGCGTTCTTGCAGGCTGAGCAAATGAAGGCTCAGACCAAGGCGCAGACGGATATGGCTAAGTTGCAACTTGAAATGCAGAAGGCTGCCGCAAATGATGACCTCAAACGGGATCAGATGGCGCAGGACTTGCTGGTTGATGCCGCCAAAATCTATGGCGAATACGGCACAGCGGTTGACGTTGCCCGCGTGCAGGCTGAGCAGGATAAAATGCGCATGATTGGCGGCATGGCTCAGGGAGTGCCGCAGTAATGACAACAGAAATACGCATCGAGGCCGATGAGGCACGTCGCTTGAAAAACGACACTGCATTTAAGCAGTTCATGCAGAGTGTGCGCGAAAATCAAATGCAGATTTTCGCAAGCAGTGGGGCGGCTGACGTAGCCGCCCGTGAGGAGGCGCACGCGATAATCCGTGCGCTTAACCAGATCGAAGTGAACCTTGACGCCGCGCTTGCGGCAGAGACACTTTTGGATCGCAAACAGAGGAAGTAGCACCGATGGAATCGACTACCCTAGAACAAGCCGCAGAAAGCCTGCTGGCAACCTCCGAGGAAGTATCCGCAGGAGGAGATAATCTTGACGCAGCCGTTGATGAAATTACTGAACCCGATGACGATCAGGTTGAGGAAGTCGAAGCTGGCGGTGAAGAGCAAGATGACGTTGAGGCATCCAGCGAAGATCAGGATGAGTATGATCTTGATGATGTCGAGGTTGACGACGAAGACCCTGTAGAGGCTACTGAAGACACCACTGTTTTCTCCGTCAAGGTTGACGGCAAGGAAGAACAGTGGACACTGGATCAGTTAAAGCAATCTGCTGCGGGACAAGCGGCAATTAATAAGCGGTTTCAAGAAGTTGCTGAGGCGCGCAAGCAAATTCAGCAACATGCAGCCGCATTGCAACAGCAGCAGCAGCAAATCATGCAGCTGCACCAGCAAGCGCAAAACGGTGGACTGCAAGCTCCAACCCCGCCAACACGAGAGCTATTTGAAAGTGACCCAATCGGGTACATGGAAGAAAAGCTCAAGTATGACGAGGCTCACGCACAGTACGCCCAAAATATGCAGCAACTAAACCAAGTGCAGCAGCAACGGACGCAGGCTCAAGAACAGGCACGTCAAGCCTACCTTCAAGAGCAAGCCGAAATTCTGCAAAAGCACATTCCTGAATTTGCCGACCCCGATAAGGGAGACAAGCTCAAGAATAGTTTAGTCCAAACTGGCGTCCAGTACGGCTTTACGGAGCAAGAAATGTCGGCGGTTACAGACTCACGTTATGTGCGGGCATTGAATGATGCGCGCAAGTATCGCGAGCTGGTTGCGAAGCGCAAATCAGTACAGGCCAAAGGCGAGAAAGCCCGGCCAGTGGTGAAAGCTGGAGCGAAAAAGCGAAATGATGGCAACGCTGCAACTCGTAACAAGGCGAAAACTCGCTTGCAGAAAACTGGCTCAATCGACGACGCATTGAGCTTGATCTTAAATCAGTAAGTCTTTGAAAGGACACACCAATGGCACAGCCAGCACAGACATTCGATTCATACGATTCCGTAGGAATTAGGGAAGACCTCAGCAATGTTATTCATAACATTTCCCCAGAGGAAACTCCATTTTACAGCAAGTCTGCTAAAAAATCTGCCAAGAATACTTTGGTAGAGTGGCAGACAGATAGCCTTCGTGCTTCCGCTGCAAACGCTCACATTGAGGGCGATGCAACGGCAGGCGAAGCTCGCTCCGCTACAACACGTCTCGGCAACTACACACAAATCTTCAAAAACGCTGTTGTCGTTCCAGACACAGACGAAGGTTTGGACAAAGCTGGTCGTGCAAAAGAAGTTGCATACCAAACTTTGAAAATCGCCAAAGAGCAAAAATTGGACATCGAAAAAGCACTTTTCGACAACAATGCTCGCGCTGCTGGTAACTCCACCACAGCCCGTGAACTTGCTGGCGCTCCTGCATGGATCAACACCAACACCGACTTCGGTGCCAACGAAGGTGCTGACCCAACTGGCGACGGTACAGATGCTCGTACTGATGAGACCACAACTTTGATTGCGTTCTCACAGGCTCGTTTCGACGGCGTTATGCAGTCCATCTGGGAAGAAGGCGGCAAGCCAGACACAGTTTATTTGTCTGCTTTCCAAATGAATGTAGCTCTGGGCTTCACAGGTAACAACAACCAGCGTTCAGCAGTACAAGCTGGCGATGAGCGTGTTATCAAATCCTTGGCAGTATATGTAACCCCTTGGGGAAGCGTAGAATTTATGCCAAGCCGTGAGAACCGTTCCCGTGACATCTTCATCATGCAAGATGATATGTGA